ATGAAATATGATGAATATCAATCTAGACTAAATGAGATTGATAAAAATGCTGGAAGAATAGTTATAAAAGATTATTCGGCTGGTACATTTAGTGTTCTTTCATTAAAGGCTCTGTTATCTGAACTAAAATCAACAGACGGATTTGATCCATCTGTTATAATAATTGACTACATTGGTTTGATGGCTTCTTCTAGGGTGTCTATGTCACAAGCTGGTGGCTCATATGCTTACTTTAAAGCGATTGCTGAAGAACTCCATGGCTTTGGTAAAAAATATGATAAAGCCATGTTTACGGCAGCACAATTGAATCGCTGTTTTGCAAAAGGTACTTTAGTTTCTGGTAAAAAAATAGAAGATCTTCGTCCAGGTGAACAAATTGCTGGTACCGATGGAGATGTAACTGTGATTACAAAGAAAACAGAAAGACAAACTGGATATAAAATTAAGCTTAAATCTGGAAAAGAAATCATTGTTTCAAAAAATCACAGATTCCCGACTGAGTATGGTTTACTGTCTATTGAATCTGGCTTAAAAGAAAATATGAAACTTTTCTCTAAGAACTCCTCTATTTAGATGCGCAGTGATTAAATACTTTTATGAAGAAAATCACATTAACTAAAAAAATTAAAAATAATGAATACTCGGACATAGATTATTCATTAATTGAAGAGGTGTATTCAATACACGGAGTTTCAGAGGAAGTGTTTAAAAGATCTTTAGAATTAATTGACATTTCTGAATTCAGCAAAATGATTAAAACCATGCAAGAAATTGGAGAATTATTTTCTCCGTCTAGATTTGTGAAATATCTTGAATATAGAAATGTCAACAAATATGATAGTATTTCTGAAAAGTTCTTTAAGTTAAAGTATGGAGACAACTTCCGTGAATTTCTAGAAAAGAGAGTGGAAGATGTAAATCAATCAAAGAGTGCTCTGATAAAAAAATATGGTACTGTTCTTGGGACTAAAAAGTTCGAGAAAAACAGGAAAACAAATGCAGGGAATTTGTCCATAGAAAGAAGAAAGAAAATTCACGGCGATGAAATTGGTGAAAAACTGTTTTTGGAAACCAAACAAAAGATGAAGAATAAAAATTCTCAGGAATATTATATTCATTTGTACGGCGAGGAAGATGGAAAAAGGAAACATAGTGAAAGATATGAAAAAAGATCCAATACTATTAGAAAATGGGTTTCCGAGGCTTCACCTGATGAAATCAAAGATAGATATGATATGACATCAAAATCATCTTTCATTAAAAGATATGGTGAAATAGATGGAGTTAATAAATTCAATGAATATGTAAAGAACATGAAGGAAAATGGTGTAAGAAGTGGTCGTTACATTTCAGATGAAGATAGATCCGATTGGGAACTTTATAAGCTAAATGTGCAAAGAGTGACTAATTCCCAAAAACTTGAAAAACTAGAAAACATTGAAAAAAGATCTCATAGGAGATACAATGAATATGCATGGCACTTAGATCATAAATTCTCTATAAAAAGTGGATTTGAGGAAAATATTCCACCTTACATTATTGGTGATATATCGAATTTAGAAATGCTGCCAGATTATGAAAATTGTAAAAAGAAATCAGATTGTTCAATTTCAAAGATAGAGTTATTTAGAAATTTTACAAAACTTTAAGCTAAGATATAGTAAAATATAATAGTTAAGATAAGGATTTATATGTACACAGAAAAGAAAGAATTACTTGAAATTGTTGATTTAGTTTTAGAAAATGAGGAATCATTATCTTCTCTGTCTTTAACTGATTATGAGAAAGATATGGTTACATCAATTGTATCTAGAAAATTAGATATAAATAGGACTTTATCATTTGATGAATATTGTGAGCTCCTTGAGCATAATGTCGGAAAACCTGGAGATTTTGAAAATATTGATTTTAATGATGAAATTCTATCAATAGAGGAAGTAGGAGAAATAGAAACATTTGACATTCAAGTTGATGGTAATCATTTATTTTATGCAAATGATATATTGACGCATAATTCCTCTTATGATAACCTTGACTCTGGACTTGACTCCATTGCTGATTCGCTTGGCGTAATTCAAACGGCAGATGTTGTGATTGCAATACTTTCTAATGGACAATTAAGAGAATATAATCAATCATTATTGAAGTTCTTAAAGAATAGAAATACAGGAAAGCTTACATCCCACTTAGTTGAAGTTGACTTTGGAACAACAAGATATACTGATCTTGATGATGCCTCTCCTGGAGGTGAGCAAAAGGATGCAGTTGACTCAATCAATGCTTCTGTTTTGCAATCAGCAGTGGATAAAAATAAGCCTCGCGAAAATATAATGAATTTTGATTAGGAGAAAATATGATAAATCTATATATAAAACTTTGGAAAATGTATGGTATTAAGGAAATATTTGTTAATTTTTTTAAGTATTACGCAATATTTAAGGGTCTTGATGTTATGGCTGAAAAGTTCAGTGTAACGAAAGAATGGAACTCATTCAAAGGGAATACTCGTGTTGGAAAAAACTTTACGAGATTTAATCTTTTAAGATTGTATGAGCAACTGAAAAATCAAGAAGGAATTAATTTTCAAAAGAAAATTAAATTTTTAATCAAAACTTAAGCTTTATTTAGCTATAATAGGAGTATGAAAATGAAATCAAAGGAAATCATAGTTAATGATATTTGGAAGTTCCCATATGGGTCTCAAGTATTTTTTAGCTCAGATCAGGCAAGGATGTTAGATTCTGATTTAACACAAGGTATATATACATTTTGTCACAGAGACCATGAACTTGGTGATTTATTTGTAAATGAGTTTGGAGAACTTGCTTGGAACTCGGGTGAGCTTTCTGGAGAAAGTGTCTCTATTTATACAATTGAAACAATTGATCTTATCAGAGGATACATAAAGGGATTAGTTGCTTATAGTATAAGCTTACAAGATGAACCAATCATGCATGCTTCAACAATTGCTTTCAATGAAGTTAATATTAGAAATATGCGAGCTCTTGAAGATTTGCTTGAAATGGATCAACAAACTGAATAAAAAGGTTAAAAATGGCTGAACAATATGAAATGGTGTGGAGAAGTGGTTCTGACTTTTTCTCTCGCACAAGAGACACTGACACAAATAAAGTATCAATCACAAAAATTGATCCAGAGTGGGAATTTTATGAGAGAACTAAGGATGGTACGCACCTTTCACTGTTAGATAAATCAGTTCAATTGCAACCCAGAATGTTCAACGACCAAAAGTCAATGAAAGAATACACCGGAATGATGGATACTTTAGGAAGAGAAGTCTATGGTGGGCAACGACCTGAATATCATCACATCAGAAAACACTTTTGGAATAATAACTTAGTAAGTAAAATGCGCATTTGGTTTTTTGATATTGAAGTAATTGAAGAAGGAGACTATGTTTTTCCCGATGCTCAAATTGCTGCAAAACCAGTTACTCAAATACAAATTTATGACTCTTATACTGATAAAATCATTATTTTAAGCCTCGATGCAATGAAAGAGCCTGAAAAGTTTAAAAAATGGGGAGACCAACTTGTTTTCAAACACCATGAAAGTGAAAAGAGTTTGTTCAAAGACTTTTTTAAGTTACTTGATGCTTTAAAACCAACTGTAATTACAGCTTGGGGTGGTAATAACTTTGACTTCCCTTATATAACACACAGAGCCATGCAAATAGATGGTATCAATCACCGCAAACTTAGTCCAATTAACAAAGTATCTGAAATGCGCTCAATGGGCAATGACAAGAACTATAAATGGGAAGGTTTGTATTTGATTGATATGATGGAAGCATATAAAAAGTTTACATTTGCACCACAGACATCTTATAGCCTTGACAACATTTCTAAAGTAGAATTGGGTATAGGCGAGGGAAAAGTCGATTATGGTGAATTTGATAACATAGTTGATTTTCATGACAATGATATTGATAAGTTCCTTGAATACTCTATAATGGATGTTGTTTCACTCAAAAAGCTTGAAGATAAAATTAAACTTATATCTCTCATGCAAATACTTTCTGTCATGATGGGTTGTAATATGGTAGACTCACTTGGGACAGTTAATCCTTGGACTCAGTATTTGACAAATCTTGGTTACCAAAAGAATTTGGTAATGCCTTATAACAAACACGGTCATCTTGATAAAACTATTGTTGGTGGGTATGTTCGTGATCCTGCAAAAGGTAAACATGAATGGTTAGCTTCAATCGATGTCAACTCGATGTATCCATTGCTTGGTATGAGAGCTTTTAATATGTCACCAGAAACTTATATTGAAGAATACAAGATGCCAGATGAGATGTTAGCTTTGAGAAAGTTAATGCACTGTCATGAAAATGAAGATGAATATCTTAATCCTAGTATCATTGAAGAAATCAAGACTGTGTGTCACAAGTATGATGTAGCTTATGGGATGAATGCATTCTTCATGAGGGATGAAGAAGGAATTATCCCTGAGCGAGTTGCTGATATCTATTCAACTCGTAAAGAAGCTAAGAGACGAATGTTAATGTATAAAGCTTTCAAAGCAAAACTCAAGGCTGTTTAATTTTATTTTCGATTTTGGTTAAATTATCTTAAAATTAAGCTTACTTTAATCTTTATTACAGTATAATATAGTATATTTAAACAAAGGCTTAAAA